AAGACTAGCACCTAGTGTATCAAACGCAATCGTTGGTGACTTAGGTGAAAGAGAACTATTAAACAGAGCCCAGTTACTACTTGAAGGTATTGAGATTACATCAGATGGTGCTGACGGAAGTGGTAATGCAATTAGCGGAGGAATTGTTGTTGAAGGTATTTTGAATCCACAAAACTATCCAATTGATCCAGGTGACGTTGGTTGGGCACCGTTAACGGGTTCAGCGGCTGGTGGACAGCCAAGTTTTGCTCAGATTGCCCCGGGTGGATCTGTTGTATGGTCAACAGGTGCAACTCAGATTATTAAAAATGCAACAACTGTAGCAGAGATGACACTTGATGTTGTCAAGAGTGGTAACACTAACAACTGGATTTATCATAGAATTACAAGTGCTTCATATAATACTGCTATAACAGATGGACTAACAACAGGTTTACAAGTTATAGCAACTGGTAACGGATCACCGTCAGACTTCCCAAGTGGTACAATACTACAGGAAATTTTAGATTGGTATAATCCACCATACCTAAGATTTAACAATAGAAACAGTAATGGTCAAGTTAGTAACAATGAAACTATTACTATGTCAGTTAACCCAGGCGGTAATTTAGATAAAACGAACTTCTTGTACTTTACAAAAACAAGTTGGGAATCAACAGGTGCTATTGCAGGTACTGAGGTAAGTGATAGTAAGTTTCCTGGAGGAACATACGTTGCCAGTGTACAAGGACCATTAACATTTGGTGGAACAGAATACTACAGAGTAACATTTACACAGAGTTCGACAGCTAATATTACATCAGGTACAACGGTTGGGTTCTTATTTGGACAACCACCTTACGCACAGCCAGGTGAAACAGTATTTTCATTTATTGCAACACCAGGTGCAACATCTACATTGGACTTAGGTACATTGAAAGAGTTAACTAATACAACACTAGGTGGACGTGGTACGTTCCCGAATGGACCTGACGTTTTAGCAATTAACGTTTATAAGGCGGCTGGTGCAGATACTAACGCGAACATTATTATACGTTGGGGTGAAGCTCAGGCGTAATTATTTTACGTTGAAAGCAATAACAGTTCTAATACAATCTTTTCCACTAGGTAAAACTGTATGTTTCAAGTAACTAGGAAACATTAGTATTCTTCCTTTGACAGGTTGATATACATATTCTTGCCAAGAGTAAGGTGAATTTTCTCTCATTGTGTGTCCGTATTCAACAAAAGGATTTGGATTTCTAAACATTATTCCTCCTGCACTTTCGTTTGCACGTACATAATATACACCACTAATTTGTCCTACGTTATGATGATGTTCATTATGAATATCACCTTCCTTGTAATCTTGTGTCCAATAGTTATATGAATAGCCTTCGTGTATTCTATTCATTGCATTTTTATTTTGATAATCTCTTACACACATATCTATTTCAGACATAAGCTCTGGTGTGTCGTATCTTAGATCTATAACTTTATCTTTTTCAAAATAGTCTGTGGCGTGGGGAGCATTTTCATCTGGTCTTTGTAATTTATCTACCCTAGCTACAACAAGTCTTTCAACATCGTTTGCTATATGGCTAGGTACATCATGTACAAGTATTCCAGTTGGGAAAATATTTTCGTATTTCATTGCTCAACCTTATGGTTGTGCAGGTTCTTCTTGTGTACCTGCAACTTCTTGGCTATCACCAGGTACTATTCTATAGTTGTCTTCGATTGAATCAGGTGTACTTACTTCTGTGATTGAACTACCAGGTTCTATTGCTTCTAATTGATGTGGCATTAGTGGAGGATTTCTCCAAGTATCACCTGCTTTGATAACAACTTCCATAGGTGTAGCAGTTTGGGTATCAATATATCTTAGTTTAAAACTACCTTGGTTTACAAACCAACTTTCGTCTTTTTCTTTATGAAAGTGCATAGACATTTTGGAGCCTGCTTTTTCAAATACCATAATTTTTCCGCAGTATAAATCGTTGGTTGCCCAGATTAATTCATAACCCCAACCTTTGTCTACCTTACCACTATGTCTTGCTGGCATTAATATACTCCTGTATAGTCTTAAATTTGTAGTTTCCTATACTATTAATTAGTTTTGTAGTATCTGCACACGTATAGAACTGATATTGTCCAATTAAGTTTGCAGGCATAGGTACGTACTCAATTTCTGCACCATGTATTTCTGCATAACCTTTTGCTATGTCAGTAAAGCTAGGTGCTACACCTGTACCTAAATTCCAAATTCCTGTTTCATCTACGTCTAAAAACTTTTCTATAATTTGACATATATCACCAACCCAAATAAAATCTCTATGTATGCCATCACTACCTTCAAACAATTTAATCTTTCTTAAATTTTTAGCTTGTAATTCAAACTTACCAAAGACACTTTGTTGTTCGCCTTTGTGTTCTTCTCCTGGTCCATAAGCATTAAAGATTCTAAATCCTTGTACGTTACACATATACTCAGGTATTTCCATTACAAGTTTATCAAATAGATATTTGCTCCAAGCATAAGCATTCATTGGATATATAGGATCAGTTTCTTTTATAGCTTTTATGTTTTTATATGTTTGTACATCACCATATACACTAGCACTTGAGGCATACATAAAAGTTGTACCATTGTCATTACATAACTGTAATAGTCTTTGACTAAATTCTAAATTTTGCATTAGTATTTTTTCTACATCTCTTTCTGTAGTTGAACTAATTGCTCCTAAATGTATAACTCTATCATAAGGTGCAGGATCAGGTACCTTGTTTATTTGCCATTCAAAGCCTTCTACCTGGTGTCCTTTATGTTGCAAATAAGAACATAAGTTTTTACCAATAAATCCTTGATGTCCTGTTACTAATATTCTCATCTTCCACCTTTGAATGCAGACTGATTATGTCTTGGATCCATTTGTTGTTTAATTTTTTCAATTGATTCAGTTGTGCTGTAACCTTTTATAATAGGAAATATTTCAACCTTAGCAATATCATTTCCTACAACTGTTTCTGTTGTATAATCACCACCTTTTACTATAACATCTGGTTGTATTTCTTTGATTATTTCATATGGTGTATCTTCTTCAAATATAACTACATCATCTACAAAGCCCAAATTAAGTAATGCTTCTTTACGTGTTTCTTGACCGTTAATGGGTCTTAATTCGCCTTTTAAACGCTTAACAGAAGAATCACTATTAATGCCCACCACAAGGCGTTTTCCCAGCGTGTGTGCGTGTCTAAGTAGCTTTAAATGGCCAGTATGCAGTATATCAAACACCCCATTAGTCCATACGATATTGCGTTGTAGATCATCCTGTTGTATTATAGCAACACCTCTCTTTTCTACTATTCTAGCCGCGGCATAACAAGCCAATTTACAGGCTTCAAATATGTCCATTCCTCTATCAATACCATAGGCAATCACTGCCATTACAGTATCTCCAGCACCTGTTACGTCTGCTACTTCTTTTACTTCTTCTTTAAAATGTTTGTATTCATCTAGTATGTTTAGTACGTGCATACCATTGGCACCATCTGTAACAACTAACCATGTCCAATTTAATCTTTGCATTTCTCTTAATGCAGTATCCTTATCCCACTTGCCAAACCATGCTTCATATTCTGCCATATTTGGTTTTACAAGATATGCTCCATAATAAAAGTTTGCATCTTGTTTAGGATCTACTAAAACTTTTACTTCTTTTTCTAATAAGTTAGCTACTGTATCTCGCTTTACAGTTCCTTTTGCATAATCACTTATACAAACTATATCACTTGATTTTAATGTTGCATATAATCTATCAACTGAATGTGTACCTGTGTATTGTATTTCTCTATCCCAACGTACAATGTGTTGTCCACCTTTTGCAACTAGTCTTGTTTTTGTAGTTGTGGTTTCTAAGTCGCCACCTAATGTACATTCCATGTCTGTTTCTTGCAACAGTTCTAATAATTTATAACCTTCTTTATCTTTTCCTGTAACACTTACTAAAGTTACATCAGATCCTAAACTTTTTATATTAAGTGCTAAATTTCCTGCACCACCTATTGAATATTCTTGATGATCTTCAAGCAATACAGGTACAGGTGCTTCAGGTGACATTCTATTTGCTTCGCCAATGATCCAACGGTCGAGCATAACATCGCCATAGACTTTTATCATTTACTTCTCCATTAAAGAAACTAGTTGGAATACTGTTTGTAATTTTGTTAAGTTTGATTTGCTTTGTAAAGTATTACGCAATCCTTGATGTAATGGCTTTGGCCAATTACCAAAACTTACCCAAGCATATCCATTATGTTCACCATTTAGTTGTGGAATAAATTCTTCTTTTATAACACAAAGATAAGTATGAAAATTAAATTTTTCATCGTTACTTACAAAAGTTTCTAATGGAATTGATTTGATTATTTCAGGTGTGTCGCCTACTTCTTCTTGTATTTCTCTTAATAATGCTTTATATGGAATCTCTTCCGATTCATTAGTTCCACCTACTAAACCCCAAACGTCTGCTTGTCTGCTTTGTGTTCTATGCAGAAATAAAAATCTTTGTGTATCTAGTGTGTAGAAGAGGGCACCACTACAAATAATCTTGCTCATATAACTACTTATTTAGAGTACTAGACGCCAGGTTCCTTTTCGATACTCGCCTTCAAACGTAAGCGTCCATTCTGCTCCGTTCCATTTGTATTGGATACCTGTATTTAAATTGGTTGTGTATGTAACTTCTGGTACTGTTGAGTCTTGTCCGCTATTACCACTAGCATCAAAAACTATTTTCCAATCGTTTCCATCCCACTCAATTATATCATTTTCACTAGCTATTAGGTCGCCAGCCGCACCTTTCCAAGCATCAGGTCCGTCTGCATTTTCTTTGGAACCTACATCACCTAGTAATAATACTCTTACGCCATCACCTTTGATGTTTGTTGGATTAGTTTTTAAAGGATCTATGATGTAATCAATAGTACCTTTTGTAGTAACAGGACCAACTATAACTGTGTTTGTAGGTATAGTATCTTCGTCCCAATTAACTATAATTTGTGTTTCGTCTAAGCTGTTTACAGCAAAAGTTCCTACCACTGGTGCAGTAAATCCTTCTCTGTCTAAATAAATTTTACTTAATGAAGCTCTGTAAATACCTGGTTCTGCATCTAATACTGTACTCCATTGAATTTCACCTGCAATACCATTCTTACCAAGTTGTACAACATTGTTAATTACTATTGCATCATAACCAGCCGCAGTTGAAACTGCCAAGTGTGCAGTAGACTTGCTTGATTTACCCATACCGCTTTTACCTACTGTGCTAGTATCAGAACCTTTCATGGTGTTTGCATAACTATCGTCATATGCTTGTAGTTCAGGCATACTGCTACTTAGATCAACAGTACCTTTGCTTTCATCAAATATACTCATTATAACATTTGTTATAACACCTAGCTTTTTAACTTTAGCAGGTGGACTAATATAAATTGGTGTACTAAATCCTAGTGTTGCAACATCAATGTCTGATTCAGTTCCTACAGGAATACTTCTTGAACTAAAGTTAATGTTTTCTAAATTAACAACTGATAAAGAAGTCCAGTCTACATAGTTGTCTGTTGTTTGTATTTCTAAACTTGGATTAAACAGCATTAATATCTGTTCCATGATTTGTAATTTTTGTTCTGTGTTTGTTGACCAAATGTCTGCTGATAATTGCAACGTATAAGGTGTAGGCATTAAACGTTCTACTGTATAATTTTTACCTTGTGTGTTTAAATATTCTTTGTTTGCACTATCATAAGTTCTTTCTCTTAAATGTATCTTACCTGTGTATGTAGAGTCAGCAGTTCTTGTTCTATCCATCTCCATACCAGTAACGTGTACACCTATACGAGGAGCACTTGGAATTTTATTTTCTGAATTATCTCTAATTAAATGTCCTACTTGTCTAGTAATGTCACCATACATAACAGGAACCTGTGTTAACACACCCTTACCATCAGCATAAGAGAAGTTACTCATTAGGCGAATAATCTGCGTAATGTATCTTCTAATTTGACCGTCGTAAAAATGTTGCATTAATTATCGCTCCTTGGCTTCAAAGCCTTACTGACAGGTTGTCTTTCTTTAACAGTTTCTCCACCAATGTTGCTTGTTGTTGTATTATTAATAAATGTACCTTTTTGTGTATTTCTAGTATCAGTGTTAGACAAGTTAACTCTAACAGCATCTTCCATCTTAGTCCAACGTTGTCCGTCAAACCTAAATAATCTATTTGGCATAAAGTCTGTCCTTAAAAAGTAATCACCTTTAATTTGGTTAAGTGGAAAACTTGATCCATGACCAAATGCTTCACCGTTTGGTGCAATACCATCACCTAACAAGTAACCATCATACCCCGATCTTTCTGGTGTTTGGTTAACTCTATCTGCAAGTAAACCTTGTTGTGAAATATCTAAAGTGTTTAT